CTAGAGGTTGTTGGCGTAACATTTGTTAGTGCTTTTCCTCCAGCATCATACCCAGTACCACTTGCCTCGTTAGAAGTGCTGTAAGCAGTAGTTGAAGCTCCCAGACTTGCGCTACTTGTGAAAAGAGCAATCTTAAATGCGTTTCCAGAACCTGTTGAAGTAGTTGTTCCGCCACCGCTGCCATTTGTAAAGTTATGAACGCCTTGAAGCAATTCTTGTTTAAAGCTAGTACATATAGCTTGAGTAATAGCCATTACATTCTCCTCAAAATTTCTGCCATATCAGAATGATCGGCTTGTTCAAGTTCAGCAATTTTGCTTGTTTTATCGCTTTTTACAGCTTCTTCCATGTAATATTTTACAACACGGAAAACTTCGTCTTTGAAAGCATTTGCTTGTTCCATAATAACTGGATGGCTTTGAGAGCCTACACTGACTATGGTGTTAGTTGCCCTTTCTGCCCAATGATCTACAGAAAGACCCTTGTTTGTTGTTGTTGTTACTTTAACGCTACCCGCTTCAGCTTCAGTAAACTCAATCATTAAACTCTCGCTTGTCTTACTGCTCCAGACCTGTAGCTGTCTGTTGTGTCATAGCCTTCACCTAGAGCTTTTAATTTAACCAAGGCATCTTCATATCTAGCAAGATACATTTGCATTACATCTGCCTCACCTTTTAGAAAAGTATATGACTCAACTAAGCAACCGTACAGAAGAGTGCTTTCAGCATTATCGCCTAACCAACTCTCACCAGAGGCTGAAGTTGTTATTGAGTCTGGCTTGTAAAAGTAATGAAGCTCTGCTGTAAAGGCAGTATCTGGCGTTGGTGCTACAATAAATGTTGATGAATCAAATTGCCCGTAATACTTAGGAGTGCCTGTTACTGATGCGTCTGGATATGCTTCTCTAATAAAGTTCACATCTTTAAACAGAAGAAACTCATACCCACTATTATCTACAGCTAAAGAATACGGAGCTAAAAAGTCAGAAGGGCAATTAAGATACTTTGTGCCAATAGTCATTGACCCTGTAGAATTTTTTCTAAAATCTGGAAGCTGTACAGATTTAAGTATTCTGTCTTCAGCTTGTCTTATGATAACTGGAAGATTGCTAACAAAAGTTGTTTCGTCAGTCTCCAAATAATCTTGCAGTGCGTTTTTAAGAGTTGTAAATGTCCACGCCATTAGCTGGTTACCACCGTTACTTGTCCTGACTGAGCTTCAATATCTAAACCTACTGTTACGCTACCAAGTTCTGTAACCCCTCCACCTACTGGGTCAAAAGCAAAAAGCTCTCTGCTATCTTCTAAGCTCCTGTCTGGTCTAGGGTTTCTTATTGGCTTTGGATCGTCAACTTTAACCTTGCCTAGCTGTAATTGAGGTTGATCCTGATCAACTACATCTCTACCAACTAAGAATCCAGTAGGTCTTTGATTAACAATCTCAGGAACTAAATCTTTTGTTTTATACCTAAAACCCGTGAGGTCACAATAACCAAAGGAATGTTTGCTGCTGGCAAATCGACTCAAAACCTATACCCTCCCGGCGAGATATAGAGAGAAGCTTTATCTCTATCACTGTCAGCCGCCAAAGAAAATTGCTCCTCATACTCAGCTTTTAGAAACTGAGATCGAACTGCTGAGTCGGGATACTTTGTGCTTAACTGATAAGCTAATCCAGAAACCAAGCAGGGTAAAAACCTTGCAGGAACATCCATATTGTTAGAAGCAGGACTCCCCGTGTCTTCTATTCTTTCCATGTAGTAATAACCAAACGTATAGGTAGCTTGATCATCTGGAGAAGGCCACACATGAAGAGTAACCCCTGTTGGCTTGCTTTCTATGTAATACTGAAGAGGTTTACTTTGTGTCAATTTATTTGACAACTGTGAGTAATCGCTAACAGAAACCCTAGTCATTGACTGATCAAATTGACTAGATACGTTTCCTGCATTAGTTCTAATAAACCCTTCAACAACATCCAGCACATAAGCTGGCAAATCATAAGAGGTTGTACCCGCAGTTAATGCTTGTGTTGTATCTCTAACAGTCCAAAGATTAAGACCACGGTTCTGCCATTCCAGCATAAGCAAGTTAAGACTTCTTCTTGCTGTCTTGTAATCGTATCCGCTTCTTAGTTCTCGACCCGCTTTTTCAAACGCTTCTTCCATTGCGTCTGCCAAGTCAAGATTGAATGTATATGTTCCGCTAGTTGCCATTTCTATTTCCTTCTAGACTTAGCACCGGAGCATTTCCACCGCTTCCTAGACAAATTGTTTGGCGTGTTAGGGTCATTCTGCTTTTTCTTTGGCAATCTTTTTTTAATGCCTAAAGATCTAGCGCAATAGCTATCACCCTTGCTTGTTCCGGGTTTTACTCTAGCACCGCCTCCTTTGGCTTTTCCAGCTTGCCCATAGCTAACTTTTTTCCCAGAAGAGGTTACTTTAACCTTTGCTTTTCCTTTTGCAGGTTTGCTGTTAGCCATTATCTATGCCTCGCTGTTTTTTTAGCTACCTTCTTAGGTTGAGAAGAATGCTGTTTGCCCTTTTTTGTATCTTTTCTTTTCTTTCGGGTGGTTGCAGCATACTCTTTGGCAGACAAAGACTTAATTGCCTTTGCAGGAAGATACCTCTCTCCGGTTGCTTTAGAGCCTTGAGTTGAAGGTTTACCAGACTTTGTGCGCCATTTTTGCTTAGTCCATTTCTTGAGGCTTTTCTGGGACTTTTTAAGAGCCATTAGTCTCTGTACCCACCACCTGCTTTCTTATAAGCAGCAGCAAGCATTTGAGCTTTTCTAGCACTCCACTGACCACTCTTGCCGCCTTTAGAGCCAGATTTAATCCGGCTAAAAAGACGTTTACGCAAGGTAGGCTTTGTGTAATTACCAGCCTCATTAACTCTAGACTTAGCTTTTGGCTTTGCCTTTGGTTTAGACTTTTTAGCAGCCATTATCCGTAACTCTTTGAAACCTGCATAACAATGTTATACACATCTCCACTGGAATGAGCGACTGTTGTAAACTTAATGTCACCTGTTTTACCGCTGCCAGAATTATTTGGAATCCCGGTGAAGTCAGTAAAATCTATAGTGTCTGCCCAATCAGCGTTAAGCTGCCAAGCCAAAACATCAGTAGTTGCATCAAAGAATACTTTTACTCCCATACCAATAGTCGAGTAATAGATCTTTTGAATAGTAACGCCAGAACAGGCGGAGCCTGTCATAGGGTCACTAGATAATCCAGAAACATCTATCTTGGTTACTGCGCTTTCGCCTGAACCATCACTGACGTTGGTAAACCTAAATATGGCAGTTTTCGCACCGTCCTGAATAGTTTGAGTGGCTACTGCATCAGCCATGTTTACCCCCTATTACGCAATTTGCGTGTACTCAATGATAAACGTAAACGATCCAGCAGTGGTTGCGTCAACGGTGTTGGTAATGTTGCAATAAATAGTTCTTGCAGCAGATGTGTATTGAACAGAAGCGGGAGCAGTAGTTCCGCTCTGAGTTTGCAGAACCAAAGAAGTAGTTGTTACATTCCCAAGAACTACGGTTGTACCGCCGTCCAATATTTCATCTGTTACTGCCGCAACAATCTGTGCGCCTGAGCTACTTGTGCCTACTTCATAACCAATGTCCCCTGTTCCAATAACAGGAGCAGTAGCACAGAATATTTTAATGTCTGTGATAATGGTGTTAGCAGGTTGTGTAAACTCGCCAATAGAAGGGCTATCGCCAGCAGTAGTGTTAACAGTAACGCCTGTCGCAAAACCAACATGCTTGACATACTTGTCAGTTACGATTCCAGTAGAAGCAATAGTTGCTACATCTGTAATTGCGCCAGTAGTAGAATTTTTTGAAATTACTTTAAACCCGTTTTCGGAACGAACGGGGCCGTTAAAAGTTGTATTAGCCATTATGTTCTCCTGTCTTGGCTAGTGTCTGAAGTTTCATATGAAACAACAGTCAGGGAATAAACAAAGGGGGGCTAATGCCCCCCAAAGGTTTAGCTTGATCCGGGTGATCCGTAGATTCCCAGAGGATCAGATACACCGAAGCTGTAACGCTCTCGCGCTTTGTAGCGCACGTTTCCAGTATCGAAGTCACCGTCCATTGAAGTTTCAAGCGCAGTACGCTCAAAGTGCTTCATGCCATTCGGAATATCAGTCATGATATAGAAGGCATTGCTATCAGTCAGGTAATGGTTAACTGCGTAGCCGTCAGGGATAGCTCCCATGTTGCGGATAGAGTTAATGTCATTATCTGCCGTACCTACACGCTGAGTAGTTTCAAGCAATCGATCTGCTGTAAACATCAACGCGGGTGGAACAACCAGACGCTTAGGCCGAGCCGCGATCAAAAGACCACGTTCATCAGTGAAAGCAGCAATATCAATAATTGCATTTTCCAAAGAAGTCTCGTTAAGGTCTGCTGCTGTTGTAGGACGGTTGTTGTTTTTACCACCTGAAACGAGGGGGTGACCATCGCCTCCAGTTACACCGTCACCGCTTGCTGTAAACAAGTTAACACCATCACCCGATTGGAATGAATTAGTGAACCCATTGTTCAGCGGATTAACAGACTTAACTTGCTTGGTGTAAGCCATTGCCCGTGCCAAAGATTTTGTATAACGAGCAGAAAGAGAATCATAAAGATTATCTTCCATAGCTTCTTCAGTTATAGCAAAGCCCATAGCAATCGTTTCATGGTTGTACCGTGCTGTGAAGCTTTCTTGTGCTGCATCATAGTTGATAGCAGAACCTTCTTGCTTAACAGGGGCAGCACCAAAGCCGCTAAGTTTTACTTCTTCTTCAAAAGAACGATCAGAACTCTCTGTGTCATAGATGAGAGTGTGTTCGTCTTCGTACTTCTCATACTCAAGACCAAACAAGGCGTTAAGGCCGGGGAGTAGCTCCTTGAGCATTTGTGCGCGTGAAATAGCCATTTCCTATTGCTCCTTATACGCCAAGTTTAGTTTCGTAGGCGTGACTTAAAGGCAGATAGGTCACAACACAGTCAGTGAAGGCATCGCCTACAGAACTGGTTGGGCCATCTACGAAATCAACGATACGAAGTGGAAGTGTATTAGTCGTAGCTATAGAGCCGCCATCTAAAGCGTTTCTGCTTCGACCGATTGAGGTTGAACCCGCAGTGTTTACCGCTGATACATTGTTTCCAAGGCCAGTTTGAGCTATAGCCTCGTCACCCTGCATGAGGAATAACAATTTAGGATCGTCACAGACAAGAGCCATAATATCCGAAGCAACAGTTGATGCTGGATAATGTTGACTAAATGTCATCTGACTTGTAGTGGGATCAGTGTAAGAGCATCCCATAAAAATGCCGACAGTACCCG